AAAACTTGGACCGCCTGCAATCGTTAAGCGACACCACAAACCTTCCTTAGGCACCGTAAAGCCTGGTAAATTTGGATACTGGATTCTGTCTTGAGTAATACCTCTAAAGCTTTGCATGCGATCAATAATAGCTTGCCTTGTTTGCTCTAAAGTCATTGCCATCTTAACCACCGTACTTTTGAGAAATAAAGTTAAACGTGAGGCCATAAATACCTTGTGGTGCTTGATCAGACCAGCCGTTTTCTAAGCGGGGTGCATAAGCTTTATTGTTCTGGATATAGACCAAATTACCCAATTTAATCTTTACAGCTTGAATAGCGGCATCCTGCACGGCGTTTGTTTCAGGTTCACGTACACCGTAATCAGCGGATCCAACCGAAACAATATGTGAAGCACGGTATGCTCCAGTATCAACAGGACTTAAATTAACTAAGGATTGCACGGTATCCATGACAATATTCTTTACATGTGCTTCTGCTGCTTTAGACACATCAAGACTAAAACTAGTCGGCTTTTTCCCCTTCCACCCCATGACTTTTAACCTCGCTTTCCTCATACATCTTAAAGAGATCCTGAGCGATCGCTTGAATTGAATATGCTTCAAATTCTGAACTAGGCTCTTTTTCTCCCATTAACTTCTTAACCTTCTGCCAAACATGTACAGCTTCATGTAAAAGCAAACCATATATCTCTATTAATTTCCTTTCTGAAGTATCGCCCAACTGAACAACTGCATAAGAACCATCGGAATAGAAATCAACTTGAGCGGCTGCACTTTCAACAGACAAGAACTTATCAACGTTATTCATGTCCTCGAATAACAAATCCATGTGAAGCTGATTTCTGGCAAGCGTGTATTGAACATGTTGGAAAGGTGAGATATGCCATAAAGGTACGTAATCTGTGCTAACCATGGTCTACCTTTTAACTTAGCAAAGGCATTTCAGTTGCCTCTCTGCCATCAAATGCATTATGAATAAAAATGCCATCCACATATTCGGGATGGCATTCGCAGTGAAAAAATGAATGAGGTTTTAAATCATCATCAGGTACAACCTGAAAGCTGTCATAGACCTCATGTGCAGTCCAAGTCATAATTACTCCAATAAAAAACCCACCGAAGTGGGAATCATGATGAAACTTGTAACGGTTTAAGTTTTCTAAATACTTCCATAATTCTTGTATAGTGGATTTCATTTTCTTTTGCGTATTTATCCAAATCAGTTTTTAATTCTTCTTTTCTAGAGAGTGATTCTGTATCTAAAAATTCAGCAATTGCATCATATTCAATTACAATTTCAATTTGTTTAAATAAACTCAGATACAAACCCAAAAAATCACCATCTAACTTCTTAATATTTTCCTTAAAACTTATAGCTTGATCATCTACTGCATCAATTTCATCTACCTTTAAGAAGAGATTTGCTACATCTCTATGGAATTGCATTTGCTGTTCATTAAACTTTTCTACATCTGCTTTTAATCTGGGGTTAAGGTTATAAAATGATAAAAAATCATTAGTTACTATTCTTAATATCTCCTCACTCAATTTCTCATTTTTCACAGCTACATGTTGTTCTCTCCAGTCATTGAATAAAACAAATGCTGCAATTGGAGCAAGAAATGCTGCACCTATTGTGAATGCATCTTTTAAAACATCGTATGCTTGCTTTTTATCAAGTAAATAATGATTCCATGGAAATGAACTTAAAATAATAAAACTAATTAACAAATAGCCTATTACTCCACCACCAACGAAATAACATACTCGTTTAATTTTATCTTCTAATTTTCTACTGGCCATATATCCCCCTAATTTAGAAGGATATTAGAACAAGTATTTAAACCTTCCTCAACTGACATTTCCAGATTGTACTGGCCGGATCTTGCTGAATATGAATAACTCGAAATGAGCCTAAAGCTGTTAGCCATTCATCATCAATTTTAGGTGTCATGGACACTTCATTTTGAAGCACGGTAGCCTTCTTATCTGTGGCCAGGACTCCAAGCGTCTGAATCTCATATTGACTGTAAGAGCCAAACAGAACGCCACGGCCGGAATAGTTTTCTTTAACTTCAACATACGTTTCAGTCTTAGGATCCCAATTTGTTTTTGAGATCCGCTCACATGTAAAGGTATGAACGGCATCCGCTAAATCATCATTAAATGCTTCAGCAATATCTGCCTGAATTTCGTCACGTAAACTCATTAGATTTTCCTGACAAAAAATACAGCTTTTCGTTTGCTGTAAGGCTTAATCAAATCAAGAATGAATTGCTCAATCGCACTAAGTTTTACTGATCCGTCCTGATATTCCTTTTCAGTTTCAACCGTATCAGCTTTGACTTTCTTACGTTTTAGTGCCTGTTCTTGCCCTTGATATAGATCACCTTTCATAATGCCCTTGATGATTTGATAGGAGGCCGTTTTTAAAGGTTCAGGTACTTGGGTAGCATCTTCATAAAGCTTAACGTTACGTGCTAATAGATAAGCTTCAGCCATCTGAAGGTATTGAGCCTTATCACTGGCAGATAAAGCATCAAAGCCTTCAACATGTTCTATCGCTTCTTGTTCAGTGATAAAGCTCATGAATTATTCCTTTGGAATTAATGCTAAAAGTTCATCTTTTTTAGCACCTGCTTCAAATGCAATGCCTTTTTCAGTCAAGACCGCACGCAACTCATCAACTTTTAAACCAGCATAGTTAATTGGTTGTGGTTGAGTATCACTTGGTTTTTGGTCATCTTCAGGTGTTTGACCACCTTCACCTGATTCAAGTTCAGCAATACGTGCTTTCATTGCTTCAGGATCATTTTGGAAAGCAATGAATTCACCTTTCAAAGTTGCCAGTTGTTCTTCAAGCTCAGCAATTTTTGTTTCTGTCATTTGTTGTCTTTCCCGTGCACGGTTAAATGATGAAAGTCCCATATGTGGATCTCCAAAAAGATAAGGCGGTGTTACCCGCCTTTTTGTTATTTGATCTTGTGCTTGAATGCCACAATACGGATCTGTTTAGGATCGTAGACACGTTCCCAGTTATCAGACGTAGCAAGACCGGCATTATTAGGTGCGATACCCGTTGCACCTGCCCATTTAATGCCACGAGGATGCAATACAAAGTGACGACGGTTAATAAGAATATCTGTACCTGCTAGACTGTCGCGATCAGTCTCTACACCAACTGGTGCGCCAATATCTTGGAAACCAATCGCACCTTGGCCAAACAAGAATGAGGTAAAGACATCACCTTCAACGGGCATACCATCATCAACAATCACACGACGGTCCATAAAGGTTTTGTAGAGAACCACACCATCAGCATCTCGAACAGTTTCGATTAAGCCTTGCTTAGCTAAAGCCGCCATGGTTGCCGAGTGCATTGCAATAGCCGTTAATTTATCTACGGCATCACCCAACTTATAAGAAGCATCAACAAAAGATACGCCATCAATTACAGCTGCAGCTCCAGTTCCAGCCGAAATATCATGGGTATTACCTGCCATGCTTGCAGACCCAAATACACCTTTAAGTGTATTTACGGTAAACCCCTGAAATTCACGCGACCAGTAATCTGCGACCAGATCACCAACCGCACCAAGTGGATCGTCACCAGATAATGCTTTAGCCAAATCATTAGCGCCCCATGCTTTACCACGTGCATGAAGAATCGCAATGTCCTTGCCTGAAGTGATGTTATTTACAGATAAAGGTTTTGAATCTGAAAGTACTTCAGACTCACCGCTTAAATCATTCCAGAAAGGAATATTTACTGTGGTACCGCCTTCTGTACCAAAAGCAACTTTTTCATCAAGCTCCCCAACAATGCCTGACTGCCATAAAGCAGACTTCTCGGCAGTCTTATTTAATACGTACGGAGTAAATAACTCAGGTACGATTACATCAGCAATTTTTGTCTCAGCCATTAGGCTTTACTCCTTAAAGTTTAATACCGTGTTTTGCCGCTAGCTCTTTAGCTAGTTGCGGGTTTTCATTTCGTAATTGCGCCAATTTGGTCATATTTACCGAGCCATCTGCTTTGAGAATGTCTGGCTGACCTTTTGAATTGTTGCTACCAGGTGCGCCCATGCCATTAGGCTTAGGCCAGTAATACGGTTTTTGCTCGCGTAGAGATTCAACCCATTCTTTTGGAGTCATAGGCGTCTGACCGTCTTTACCAATCACCACTTCGCCATTTTCATCAACTGCCACAGCTTTACCGTTTTCATCTAATGCAAATTTTGACTGAGCTAAAAAGGCGATATCAGGAGTCGCTTCTGGCAATGCTTCAAGTTCAATAGCAGCCTGTACAATTTGGCTCTGAATCACTGATTGCTTGAACTTTTGTGCATAAGCTTCGGCTTTATCAGCACGTTCTTTTTCAGCCTTCAGTAACTTTTCATGTTCTTCACGCATCTTCTCGGTACGCTTCTGAATCACTTCGTTAACCTTGCCGTCTGCGATTAATTTAGCCTCTTCATCTTGGTCAAGTTGAGCAAAGACTTTCTTAACAATTTCAGGATCAATACCCTCAAATTGTTTTTGAAGTTCCTGAAGTTGTCGATTTGCAGTTCTTGCAGCCTCACGCTCGCTTTGAAGTGCAGATTTCAAACCTTTTGGATCTTCATAGCCTTCTAAATCAAGGCGAAACTTCCCGTTTTCCTCGACATATAAAGCTCGGTGTTCTTCTTTGATTGCATCAAGTGAATCAACAATAAATGGCAATGACATGTTCAAACCTCTCGTTTGATTGGGGTAAAGCCTTATCTCAAGGCATTAAAAAAGCGCCCCTAAGGACGCTAGATTTCGATTAAAAACTTAGAAATTTGTTGCAAATAAACGGTAGCCTTCTAGCTCCCAAAGTTTATTTTCGGCTGACTTTTCTGCATTTCCACGAGCCATACGCTCACCAATTTCAGCATCAAAGTTTTCAGCATTCACACATGCACTAAAACCCGTTGCTAGAAAAAACTTTTCATCTAAAAATGCATGTACAAAAGTAGATGTCGTGCCTCCGGGACGTTGCTCAACCGTATATGTAACACGCTCCATCAATGCATCAATTTGCGCTTTAGTTACTCGGGGTGCCACAGACTTTTCAGCTAACTCTTGCTCTGTTACTTCTTTGATCATTTTCTTCTCACAAAAAAAGCACCCGAAGGTGCTAAGGTTAAAAATTAAGTTCTAATTGATGAGTGCGATTGCTTTTAATCTTGCAAAAGTAAAACCATAAATTGCCATGGCTCTTGAAATCTTAATTTGAAGAAAAGGCACCAGAATTAATTTTGTGCTCAAAATATATTGAGCATCTGACATATTGATTTGCTTTTCAGACATTTGCAGTACCTTTAGCTACGTTTCCTTTGCACCCCAAACCCTTTGTCTAGGTTCGTCACCAACCAAGCGGATTCCTTGAGGACCGCCTACATCAAATGTTGCTGTGATAGTCGCTGGACCCTCAAAAACACTACAATTCATTTTTACAGCGGTTAATCCAGCTAATGGAATACCTGTTTCCTCGTCACAAAGAGCAAGATGAGAAGATTTATCTGAAACTCTTTTAAGTACCAAATGTCTAACTTTTGATTCACTCATAAGCCAAACTCCATAAATGACAAAAGCGCCATTTGGGCGCTTATATAGGTGAAAATTGTGTCTTAAGTGAGTTTAGAATTACCTGTAATCGGCAATAATTACTCACATTTAAACCCTGTTCCAACAAGGTCTTTTTTCAAATTTGAAACGAGAGTTTGTTGTTCCTGCTGTTGTCCACTAAGATAATTTTTATCTAGAGTCTCTGCACCATCAATAGATTTATAAAGCTCTTTAGATTCCTCTAAATTGTCTTTTAAAAACGTGGTGAGGTTTAGTTTCGCCTGGGCAGCTCTACATAAATTATTTTTAGCTTCTAAACCTTGAGTAGCCTGTTTTACTTGACCAGTTGCAGGATCAAAAGAATATGCATTTGCCATTGCTGACTCCAAAGCTTCAGACAATCGATCATATTCTTTAAGATATTTTTGACTTGGTTCAGCTAAACAAGTGATGGAAATTAGGGTTAGACATACAAAAGCTATTGTTTTCATATTGTATAAATTCTGATGTTTTAAAAAATATAACATAAGAAAAATTACAGACCCTGTTTTGGCTTATATTGAACAAAACAAAATGGCACACACAGCATAAGCGGCTAAGTGCCGCTTTTTTAACCAATTAAAATAGACCTTTAATAGACTTAAATCTGAAAAATAGACCTTATTTACCGAAATAGACCATTAATAGACTATTTTTGTATTGCTAAAGATTGTGTAATATTGCATTGTATTGTTTTACTATAACTTACTAAAAATATTGATTTTTTAATATCGTTAGGTATTGCTTAATATTGCAATGTATTGCTAGAATTGAGAAAGACCCGCTGAACTTTAGGGTTCAAGGGTAACGACATGCAGCGGCATCTTCGGAGCATTTATTTTTAAATAAATACCTATAAATTCGAATTTTATTTTCAAATTAAAATACCTAGACAGACCTGTCAGTCTATTTTTTATTCTCTTAACTAATTAGTTGTTCTTAAAAATTAAATACTCATTATTTTTTAATTATTATTCATTTCTACGTAAACATTCCTCATACCACCCTGCTTGAAAATCTTCAATTGCTTGGCGTTTAAAGAAACTTGTCTTAAATACTTTGGCAGCATAAGCTGAGCTAATTAAGTCTTGATAAAGCTGCTTGGCTTTTTCATCTGCTAACCCATCGGCAATTTGTTGTAAATCTTGTGCTGGTACTTTTTGCTGTCGTGCTTCCATTACGTTATAAGCAACCTTTTTTACGATATTACAAATATCTGGGTCAGCTGTACTTTCATTAGCATAGCAACCGGTGGCAATAAAACTTAATAATAATATTTTAAATTTCAT